TGCGTTGAAGTTAGGCGAATAATATCAACCTAATTAGCCCCGTCTATAATGGCGGGGCAAGGTTTTGTTTATGTATAAACTCATCACAATTATCGCAATTATCACCCCGCTTTTACTGAGCGGGTGCAAGATTATCATTTCATAGGGCGACACATGGCGGCATCAAAGGGCACATTCGAGACAATCCGCGATTTAATATCAAGTGGGAATATAGACCAGTCAAATGTTGATTTGCTTATGCTTGCTGGCATGGCTGATATAAAAGATGAGTTAGATAGTTTTATGAGCGATATAAATAAAAATTATGTGAGGCGCGATGAGAAACGCGAGGAGGAGCAACGCGAGATAAACGATAAAGTCAAAAAAATGTGGGGAATTTACACCGTCCAATTGTGGATGGCTGGTATTATAGGCGCAAACATAATCGCCCTAATTTGGGCACTTATTACAGACAAAATTACAATCGTTGCTATACCATAAATTGGTGACAATTTGAATAAATTTATAGTCTCGCTCAGTGATTTGCATTGCGGTTCTCCCGTTGGCATTTTACCGCCCGGGCAGTGGCAGCTACGCGCGGCGAACATCAAACAGAACGCAGGGCAGCGGCTTACATGGCGTATGTTTTGTGATCACGCTGATATTATCGGCAAAATGCGTACCAATGCAAAATTAATCGTAGTGTTAAACGGCGACATGGTAGAGGGCGTGCATCATGGCAATTTGCAGGTGATGACATCGTACATGCGAGAGCAGGAAGCGATAGCGCAGCACGCGATTGACCATATTTTAGGATTGATGAAATTCACGGAGGGCGACGCGCTCTATTTTGTAGCAGGAACAAATAGCCACGTTGCAGAGAGCGAGGAGCGATTAGCGCGTGATTTTGACGCGATACCGTACCGCAAAGATAGTTCAGTAGATAGAGCGGATGGGCGTTATTGTCACCCGTCTCTCAAATTGAATGTCAACAGGAAGCGGGTATGGTGGGCGCACAAACTCGTAGGCGTTGGTAAGGGCCCGAACCGTGAAAACTCTATGCGCAACTACATGCGGCGATTACGCCTCGATATGTACGCAGAGAAAACAATACCGCCTGATTATCTAATAGGCTCGCACTTCCACCAGCGGCTAGGCGTGCCAGATGCGTACCGTGACCATCTCATGTGGGGCTTTGTTTTACCGAGCTACAAACTGAAAGACGACTACACGTTTGAGGGTTTCGCCCCGTTTGGGCTTAGTGAGATAGGTATGCACTGGATAGATATTGACGACACCGGGGAAAGCCGTTGGGGATGGTTGAACCACACGACAGAACAAGTGAAAGAGAGGAAAGAATGAAAAAGTTTAGAGTAATTTTAGCGTCATTGCTTTTTGTTTTGGCGACAGTCATTTTGCATGTTGGCGCAAAAATATCAGATGAAGCAGCGCATCATTTTTGGCGTGGCGTAATGGAGGGCTTAGAGAAATGAACACAATTACTGAGCAAGAAATCGAAGAACTATTCTACGACACTGACCTAATGGCAGCCCTTGCAGGCGAAACAATGCCGACGCGCGAACAGGGGCAGGGCGTGACTGCGAGTGAGTACGCAAAGTGCTATAATATCAGTGAGAGTACTGCTATGCGCACGTTGCGCCGTTTGGTAGATGCTGGCACGCTGAAAGAAACGCAGATGCTATTTGGGCGCGGTTCGGTTGGCGTATTCGAGAATGTTGTTACTGAGTAAAACATGGCACGCAAAACGAAATTCACAGAGAAAACACGAACAGGCATATTGGACGCGCTACGACACGGCGCGACATATAAAGGCGCGTGTGCTTCTGTGGGTATTCATTTTGAGACGTTTCGCAGATGGCGCGAAAAGGGCGAGAAAATCGCAAACGGCGAAATCAAGCGGCGCAAAAGTAATAATGAATTTGCTCAATTTTATGTTGATTTAGAATCAGCTAGACAGCAATCATTCACATTGGCGCGGCGCGTTGTTTTCGACGCCGGGCAATCAGGGGACTGGAAAGCCGCAGACACCTACCTGACGAAATACGACCCCGAATGGGGCAAAGATAAAAACGTCAATGTCAACCTAAAGAGCAAAATTATCAGGGTCACTTTAATAGGCGATGATTAGCGTAGAGATTGACAAGCGCGTAATGAATACCGCGTATCTGCCATACCTTGAAGCGGAGCAACGAATACAGATTTTTTACGGCGGCTCATCGTCGGGGAAGTCTGTTTTTTTGGCGCAACGCGATATTATCGACCTGCTAAAAGGCGGGCGCAACTTCCTGGTGTGTCGGCAGGTCGGGCGAACGTTGCGCGGCTCAGTAGTGATGGAAGCGCGTAAAATAATCAACGAGTGGGGGCTAGGCGACGTGATGAGCGTCAATAAAACGGACGGCACGATCACCTGTATAAATGGGTATCAGATGGTCTTCTCAGGGCTTGACGATGTAGAGAAGCTAAAATCCGTTGTGCCTGAAAAGGGCGTTTTTACCGACATCCGCATTGAAGAGGCGACAGAAACCGACCGCGATACAGTCAAGCAATTATTGAAACGTCAACGCGGCGGCGACCCGTCAATCAAAAAACGCCTCACGCTATCATTCAACCCTATTCTAAAATTACACTGGATTTATCAGGATTATTTCGCTCCGGTCGGCTGGACTGAAACGCAAACAGAGTACGCAGACGATGATCTGAACATCCTGAAAAGCTGGTACATTCATAATGAGTTTTTGACACCTGATGACATCATGGGGCTAGAGAATGAAACTGATAGCTATTATTACAATGTCTACACGCTAGGCAATTGGGGCGTGTTGGGTGACGTTATTTTCACGAATTGGCGCGTGGAAGATTTGAGCGAGCAAAAAGCGCAATTCACTAACTCACGGCACGGGCTGGACTTCGGTTTTTCATCCGATCCTGCCGCGCTGGTATCGTCTCACTATGACAAAATGCGAAAACGGATTTATATTTTTGATGAGATGTACGAGCGCGGACTGACAAATGACATCCTCGCTGATGAAGTCAAAAACAAAATAGGTCATGCGCGTATTGTCTGCGATAGCGCAGAGCCTAAATCCATTACTGAGCTAAAGCGGTATAATGTAAATGCAAGCGGAGCGCGTAAAGGAAAAGATAGCGTTTTGCATGGCGTCCAGTGGCTACAACAGCACGAAATTATCGTAGACAAAAGCTGTGTAAACACTCAGAATGAATTGCAGTTATACCAGTGGAAAAAAGACAAAAACGGAAACTCACTACGGCAGCCCGTAGATAAAAACAATCATATTATTGACGCTCTGCGTTATGCCTACGAGGATGACATGATACGAAGCCGCGCAGGTTTTGTACACGTCAAAGGACTATAAAAAATGGATATTCTCACATCGCTAGACTTTTTGCAGGTCGGACAAGAGTTCCCGCCGCCGTCGCAGTTGAAGCGATTAAACAAATACCGGCACAATAAACAACTCTACAACAAAACGCGCGTAATTGACCGCAAATCATACAATCACATTGTACAGGTCATGCAGGACAGTTGGCGCGTAGTCCCCTACTCGCTGATGATCAACTTTTACCGCAAAATTAGTTACAAGACCGCTGATATGCTTTTTATTGAGCCGCCGGTATTCGGTGCTGGCGAAGACGACGCGAAAAAAGAAACCGTCAATCAGGTAGTGCTAAACAGTACGCTGCTAGACATCGGCAGACAGAGCGCGATTGACACGTCCCGCTATGGTGAGGGTGTGTTAGTCATTACTGAGCGAGACGGGCAAGGCGTCATCACAATTACTCAGCCTCGTTACTGGTTTCCAGTCGCAGACCCTGAAGATTTGCGTAGTATCAAATATCACGTTTTGGCGTGGATTGGCGACGAGCGCAACACAAAAGACGGGCGAGAGTTTACGCTGACCGTTCACATCCACGAAAAAGGCTCAGTAACGAAATATGAGGCGAAGCTAAAAGGCAACTTAATTGAATCGGTTAAAGAAATTGAGGCTATTAACACGGGATTAGATGATTTCGCCGTGTTACCAGTACAACCCAATCTAACCAGCGATAGCGCGTTTTCAGATGACGACTATACCGACATTGAGGACATTGTTACTGAGATACAGACACGCATCCAGCAGATAGCGAAAGTGCTGGACAAACACGCAGAGCCTCTGTTATCAGGTCCCGCATCTGCTTTGACATTAGACCCTGATACGGGAGAGCGCGTCATGGTGGCGGGTGGTAATTTCCTGATGAGAGAAACGAATGATGACCCGATTGTTGAGTACATCACATGGGACGCTCAAATGGACGCGAGTTTCAAAGAAATCGAGCTAATGATGAACTTGCTCGCTATTATTAGCGAAATGGGACCAGCCATTTTCTACGATGAAGTTTTGAAGCTCGGTAGTATTAGCGGGCGCGCCTTGCGTATGCTGTACATCAACGCGCTAAACAAAGTCGCTCGTACCCGCAACGCTTTTGACAGCGTTCTGAAACGCGGCATCTATCTCGCGTCACAGATTGGTTACTCAGTAACGCTAGAACGTGATGACGTTGGCATCAAATGGAATGACGGTTTGCCAGACGACCCGATGGAAAAAGCGGAAATTGGCAAAATCCGCTTAGACAATGCGCCCAGCGATAGCGTAATCTCACAGATTATGCAGCAGGACGGATTGAGCGAAGAACAAGCACAGGAAAAATACGACCAGATGCAAACGGAGAACGCGCAGAACGTGCCTCCGCTGAATTTGGGCGGGTTTGGTGAAAATATAGGAGAAAATAATGAAACTGAATAAAGCTGAACAGGTCGGAGAATTGAAAACAGCGCGTGCGATTAGCGTTCCTTACGCCGTTTTTTTGCTAACGGCAGCGGTCGTCATGCTCGTTTTCGCCGCATATCTCGGTTCTGAAAGTTTACAATCTTTCGGCAAAATCACATTTTGGTTGTCAATCGTTGGGCGTTGTTTTTCGTGGCTCATGGATTACGCAGAAAGGAGAAAATAAATGCTCCACCTAATGCGATTTTTTAGTTTTATCAAAGAGTTTGAAAGTTTTATCATGGAGCGCGTTGCGTCTTGCATTGAAAAAATTGTAGAAGATAATAAATAATGCCCTCCCCGACCGATGAACTAATCAACATCTACAAAGCCGCGCAAATTCGCCTAATTGATGAAATCACAAGCGCACAGGCACGCGGCGCAACAGGCACGGCGGCGTATAAGCGCGCAATACTGGCAAACGTCAATGAAATTTTGGCAGAGTTGCAGGGGCAATCCGCTGTATGGGTTGCGCAGAACATCCCCGCCGAATACCGCGCAGGGCTGGAAGCGGCGAATAAAGACGCGGACGCTCAGTACAAAGCGGCAGGGCAAACACCGCCGACCTACCCAGCCGAGTTTGCGTCTGTGCATCAGGAGGCTTTGCGCGTACTCATTGACGACACAAACAGGACTTTTACTGAGCTAATCCAGTACACAGGGCGCAACATCGATGACATGATCGCGGACGCAAATCGTCAAGCGATAGCCGCGAAACTGGCAAGTGGCAGCACGGTAGATCAAGCTGCCGCGATACTCCAGGAAATGCTAGTCGAGCGCGGTATCACGGCGTTTGAGTACAAGCGCGGCGGGCAGACCGTTTACATGCAATTAGACCGCTACGCCGCGATGATTGCACGATCCACGACCGCAGAGGTACAAAATCAGGCGAGTTTGCTACAATCGCAAGAAATCGCGGGCGACCTTGTGAAAATGACGCGCCACTCTCCGACCTGCCCGATTTGCTACCCGTTGCAGGGGCGCGTATACTCGATAAGCGGAAAAAGCAAGGGCTATCCCAAGCTGGAAATCGCATACAGTGGCGGCTACGCTAACATCCACCCGAATTGTCGTCACCGCGTCAATCCGTATGTCCCCGCGCTGAAGTCTACTGAGCAAATCGCCGCCGACATGGCATATTCAAATCGACCGCTTGACGTGGACGATATGAGCCGTGCAGAGCAGGCGATATACCAAGAACAGCTTGACCGGTATAACAAAGCGCAGAAAGCTAACACCGTATTGCGCAATAACCGCGATCAGTACCAGCGGTATCTGGCTCGGCTCGGTAGTGATGATGCGCCTAAATCGTTTGCTGGATTTATGCGGATGAAAAAATCCGATGGCGAAAGCTGGCGGAATTTACAGGCACAGTATAGAGCGTTAGGCAGAGAAAATGGATGATAAAAACCGCGCCCTCGCAATGGCGACCCGCGCCGCTCTACTCGCTATCGTGGACGCGCTCGAAGTGTGGCTCGGTATGGATAGGACAAAGGTCATGCGAAAAGCGTACCGCGATGCGCGGCGAGATTATCAAGCGGATTACGAGATTGAATAGCCTTATTCACACTTACTGAGCAAAATGTAAATAAGCGCGTTTCTTATTTGCACCAGACCAATTCGGAAATTGGTCTTTTTTAACCCTTGACAGGTTACGCAACCTGCATTAGAATACTGTTATCAATAAAAATCACTAACCAACAGGAGAAATGAAATGAACAGAGAACTCGAAAACGCAATCGGAAAAACCCTCGACGAGACCAAGAAGCTTAACTGGGCAGATTGCTGGCCTGTTGTTGATGAGAATATGGTTATCGTTGACGTTGTAGACGAATATTCAGATGATGACATTTTGCTCGTTGAAACAATGAACGGCTACGAAGAAGTTCCTCACGGACAATATTTTGACGCAATCCGCCGATGAACAATGATACCAAAAAGGGTGGCGAAAGCCCCCGCAACCCTCCCGCAGACACGGCGCATCGCACGCCTGCGGGAGGCGACTATGACGACCACTCACGAGGATGGTAGTAAATGAAACAAAAATGTAAAAAGTGCGGTAGAGATGATACTGTATCGAAGTATTTTTACAGAAAGTCTCTCGAGGGTCTTATTTGTTCTGAATGTGAACTCAACGAAGTATATGAACGCAAACAAAAGAACAAAATGAAATCACGCCGCCGCCGCGAACAATTGCAGTACGGCGCAGAGCTAAACGGTTTTGAAACGTGGTCAGAAATGATGACGTATATCAAGAATGAAGCGCAGGCGGGGCGCAAAACGGTAAGAAAATCAATTAACGATTTTCCAATTATAGATTTCTTCGTAGACAATGAAAACAATATAATCAAAACGAAATAAAAGCGAAAAATAGTTTTCTAGCCTCCGAAATGGGGCTTTTTTTTATGCTATAATTGAGACACAATTTAGAAGGCAAAGTTTTACAAACGAGCCGCATTTTTGAGATAACGCAGTACGCGCCATTCTCGGAGATGCGGCTTTTTTATTTCCCCAACATTGCAGGGGCTAAAATGCAATGACACGTCAAGCCGGAGTAGACCGGCGATAAAACAAAATCTAACGGAGTATAAAATGGAATTTCTCAAAGATGTACTAGGCGACGACCTTTATGGTCAAGTCGCTGAAAAGCTCAGTAATAGCGATGTGAAGCTGGCAAATTTAGCGGATGGTGGCTACGTCAACAAAGACAAATTTTTAGCCGCTGAAAATACCGCCAATGAATTGCAAGCGCAAATCGCAGAGCGTGACAAACAACTCGCCACGCTACAAAAAAGCACCGGCGATGCGGACGCGCTAAAGGCGAAAATTGCAGAACTGCAAGCCGCCAATGAGACAGCCGTCACTGAGTACCAAGAAAAGCTCAGTAAAAGCCAACTCGAAGCGGCTAAAAAACTCGCAATCGCAAACGCTCGCCCCGTTGACGAAACTGCCGCGAAAGCAATTGAGAAACTCATCGACGATGAGCAGATCAGGGCAGGCAAGGACGGTTACGAAGGCATTACTGAGCAAATCACCGCATTACAGAAAAAAAGCGCGTATTTCTTTGAGACTTCCGCAAAACCGAAATCTAGCGGCGTAAACCCGCCGACTAGCGACGACGACCAACCGACAAAATGGCAGAACGATTATAAGGCTGCCAAAGAACGAGGCGACACGAAAGTCGCTATCCGCATCAAACAAGATGCCTTTGCGGAAGGTGTCGTGCTCAACTAACATAAAATAGGAGCTACACAATGGCACAAGTATCAGGTCAAGGCACGATTTGGAATCTGCCGAACTATTGGGGCGAACTTTTCACCGCTGATGTTCGTAACACCCCGTTTCTCTCAATGATTGGCGGCATGTCTGGCGCAGGTCTGCAAACTAGCAACTTTGAATTTCCGACATCTTCGGAATATGACTTCCCCGCAGCCGCGCAGCCCGCAATCACCGAAACCGCATCACTCACCGCACCTACCGCGACCGAAGCGGTACGCTCGCAGGTCAAGAACGTAACGCAGATTTTCCAGCAAGCCGTGAAACTGTCTTACGTCAAACTCTCCAACGCTGGGCGTCTTTCTGGCGTCAACACCGCAGGCTCTGACGATCCCATCGCTGACGAAAACGCTTGGCAGATCGCCTATAATCTGCAAATTATCGCCCGCAACATTGAGTACGCTAATTTCAACGGCGCGTACCAGATCGCAACATCCGCAGCCGTCGCTAATAAAACACGCGGCATGTTTGCCGCTTGCGATTTGACTGGCGGTACTGCCGTAGCAGCAGCAGGCGCAACCCTCGACAAAGCCCTCATGGATGAATTACTCCGCACCATGTTTGACAATGGCGCGATGTTCATTGAGCCTGTTATTTGGGTCAACGGTTTCCAGAAACAGAAACTCTCTGACATCTACGGCTACGCACCGGATGACCGCAATGTCGGCGGTGTGAATATCAAACAACTTGAAACGGACTTCGGCGTTATCGGCGTGGCAGACGCTCACCGTTTTGTACCCGCCGCAAGCCTGCTTTTGACTGATATGTCCGTCATCAAGCCGGTTACTCAGCCCGTACCGAATAAAGGCAACTTCTTCTATGAGATGCTCAGTAAAACTGGAGCGAGTGAAGATGGTCAAATCTTCGGACAGTACGGTTTGGATCACGGCCCCGCATTTGCTCACGGCAAAATCACTGGTCTGGCTACCAGCTAGGACGGTGAAAAATGATTGACAAAATCGGACTGAAACCGCAATTGCGCCGCCTGCTTGAACAGATGGCTGGCGCGATGGCTGGCGATATGACTATGGTCATCACGCCTGAAACAGCCGCGCCCGTTCCGACTTCGGAAGCCTGGACGCGCAATGTGCTTGTTCAGGTCGTGGATGCCAACGGAGACCCGCACGAATGGCTCACCGCTGACATTACGACCCGTCTATCCATTGCCAACACATCAACGGCTGGCACTGCGTCAATTGCATCGACCACTCTCTCGCTCGTCAAGGGCGAAGCGGTCGTAGTCGTAAGCGGCGACGCTGAAGACTGGCTCGACACCGAAACCGACACGCTAACCGTCGCAGACCTTACCATCATGGGTTACACCGTGACAGGTGGTACATCGGTCGAAACTTTCACCGCAGCTTAGTAATAAAAGCCCCGTAGCGTAAAACCTACGGGGCGAAAGGAATTATTATGTTATTTTTATCTAAATCCAAAAACCTGAGAGTTTATCGAAAGCGCGGCAGTATCCAATTCGTTGATGGTCAATACGAAGCCAACGAAACGGACGCTGAATTTTTGCGTCACGTGCCTGAGTGCTGGACTAATGAAGTTTTTGACGAAACTCCGGTCGACGATCTCGACTTGTCATCTCTCACTATTACTGAGCTGAAGCAGTACGCCGATGAAAACGGTATCGAATTGACATCGCGCAAGAAAGCTGAAATCATCGCAGAAATTGAAGGGGCTATCCAATGACCATCGCATCAACCATTACGGATTTTCTGAATAAAGTTTCAGACCCCGCAACCGAATCAATTGAAGTTGTCGAATACGAGCATCACGAAATTCACGCAGGCAGTTTTTACCGTGCCGGTTTCCAAAAAGACATTCCGAATGGCGGCACGGCAATTGTAGCTATTACAACGCCAGATACTACGAAATGGTTACATTTTCGCCCCGCCGTAGACGTTGAACTGGAAGCGGCAATTATGCTTTACGAAAACCCGACCAGCGTTACGGGCGGCACAAGCGTAACTCCGAGAAACGCAAACAGAAACTTTGCAGATGAAAGCGTGGCGACGATTGTTACAGACCCAACAATTGATACGACAGGCGCGGTTATCATCGGCAATCAGGTGCTTGGCAGCGGGAAGTCTAGTGGTGGTACTGGTGGGTCTGCTTTTGAGTGGGTGCTGAAACAAAACACGACCTATGTCATGGTTGTAACAAATCAAGCCACTGGCGCAGCTAATGAAACGAACATTCGCCTTAGCTGGTACGAGCATACAAATAAAAACTAGGCAAAAAGATGACAATTACGGTCGGAACTGACACCTACGTCACCATTGCAGAGGCTGATGAATACATCGCTAATTTTTACATTAGCACAGACGCGCAGCGTGTTGCGTGGGACGCACTATCTGATGGCGACAAGGAAATCTATCTGCGCAACGCGACGCGCTCAATAGAACGGCTGTTCTTCATCGGGCGCAAATATGCGGATAGTCAGGTCTTATCATTCCCGCGTGAAGTCCCGCAGCCATTCCCGAATAGACGCTGGGAAACTAATGAATACGGCGCAAATATCGCCCTAAATGAGCGATATGACCCCGCCTATTCCCCGTATTATCTCGGTGACGGGAATATCCCAGACGTTGTGAAGTGGGCGCAAATTGAAGAAACTCTTGAACTGGCATCACCTAGCGATGCTACTACTAAGCAAAATCAGATGAGCGGCGCGGTATCGCGTGTACAGATTGGGCACTTTTCAGAGAGCTACAACACGCGCAGCACGGCAGGCAATAGTCCGCAGACGGATTTGCGCTCAGTAAAAGCGCAGGAATACATCCAACCATTTGTAAACGGCGGTTTCCGTGTCGTATAGTAACGCGCTTGCGGCGTGGCTGAAGCAGTCCGTAACGTGGAGTAGAAAAACTGGCTCTGATGCCTACAATAAACCAACCTACACGGATAGCACGATAGCGGCGCGCAAAGAGAAACGAAATAGAACAGCGCGTACTATCACGAATGAACAGGTTATTAGCAGCACAACTATTATCACTCAGTCAGAAATCGGACAATATGACGAAATAGACGGCGAAAAAGTCATCCAAATTATGGACATGGTAGATGGTGAAGGCTCAGTAATAGGGTACGAGGTTCTTTTGTAATGGCTGACTATACGCTCGAATGGCACGGCGAAGCGA